AATTGAAGCGTCTGAAAAGATTTGAGCAATTTGAGTTGTGGTTAAAGCTTTTTCTTTAACCTTAACCTTAAACACTGCTAGTCCTTTCATGCCTTTAGCAATCTCTACTTGTGCTGCCAGAACTTTTTGGTCAAAAGCTATTTCTGCGCTGATGTCGACATACTCAACCCAGTAGCCCTCAGGATACTTAAAAGAGTCCCCTGCTAACCATAGAGCTAAGTCTTCATCCGAGCCTTGAGTTTGAGCTATGATCTCTTCGTGAGAGACTTCAAGCACTTCAGGAATTGCAGGAATTTCTGCATGATAAGTGTATGACTCATCATTTACTAGAACTCCATCAACCTCAATCATTGGTTGCTCAAATACTACTATCTCTTCTTTAGTCCATTTTTGAGAAACAGCATCCACCGCTGCGAAATAAGGGGTATCGATAACTTTAATTTTAACTAATAGTTTTTTCATTATGGTGAAACTCCATGACAGACAATATTTACGTCTTCTGCTTGATAAGTGTTTGCCCCTGCAATTTGTGTGACATAGCCGACTTGAGTAGATGAAGTGCTTAAATTATTAATTTTTGCCATTAATGTTCCAAGTCCATTGTCGTCTAAAACTACTGTACAATTTGGAGCGGAACTAAATGTTGCGGAAACAAAAGGACAAGTATTTGTTGGGTTAGTCATTGTGCAGTTGCCGTTGATAAAGTTGCCAACCTCATTTGAAACCACACCAGCAGCAGAAACTCTTGCGCTATAAGTAACAGGTTTTACAATCCCCGGAGTAGTTACAACTTCGTTAAAACTTCCCACTATTGTTCGAGCAGCTGTAAAGTCAGCACCTTGTTTTTGGCAAGTAATGTTTGTTGCGTATTGGACAGCCGAAAAGTTTCCAAACCCTGTGTAAATAGAAATTGAAGATGAAGACTGAGCCCTTATTACCTCGCTATGAGCGATAGCCTCATTGTTGAATATGGTTATGTTGCAATTAGGAGTTACAGTAAATAAGTTGGTGTTAAAGGTACAAACTCTAGGGTTAGCGTTTGTGCAGTCTCCACTTATCCAGTCCGAATTTTCTCCACTAACAAGACCCGTACTTGATATTTTTGCACTAAACGTATCAACACAATTCGCCCCACATGAAGCTGAGTAGGTTGACCCTGCGCCCGAAAACTGAGTGACTGGAACCTTTGCGATAAATGAGTAACCTACTGTTGCGCCAGATAAAGGGTAATTTGCTGATGATACGTTTGCTGTATTTTCAACTGACGTTTGTGTGTAGTTTATATAAAGATTATTAGGGAATGCTTTTGATATTAACACTTGTCCAAGTGCTGTTGCAGCACCGTCGGAAACTGTACCGCTTGCCATTTTAGCGACTCCGGCAACCGCCTGATCCGCTGATCCTGATGGTGCGCGGGTGCTATCTACTGTGTAACCGTTAGGAAGCGGAAAAAGATAAATTCCGGACCCTGCCGATCCTGCGCCTGTTTGCTTATAGTCAAAACGTATTTCCATGTCACTTCCAACTTGTCGCCACTGTGCTTTATCTACACTTCTCGCACCCTTTGTCGGAGGCGTTACCGTTGCACCAATAGTCATGGTGTAATCTTGCCAATTAGAAACATTGTTCGTATCGACTTTTAAATCAACCGCGCCTACGAAAGCATCATCAAACTCAACAACGTTAGTAAATGTTACGCCCTTAGAAGTTAAAGCAATTCCGTTAGATGTTCCACCAAGAATGAATGGAACTTTATAAAGACCCCACTTATTATTATTCTGAACTCTTACACAGCCTGATCCGACCGCCCCCTCAACACCGTTCTTGACTGAACAAACATAGATTGGCGTTGTTAAACTTGTCGGGATTCTTACTCTCATTGAAGCAAGACCCTGAACACCGTCAGCGAATTGTGCCTGATAAAGAGTTGATGACTGGGTAACAGACAAAGCTTCTGATATTAGCGTTAACTGAGGAGCTACCAGCCCGTCAATTGCTGATCCACCATAGTTTATGCTGCCGTTTGGAATAGTCCAAGAGGCTGCAAGACCAGAGCTTTCAAAAGAAGGATCGTGAAGAATATTTGAGTTTCCTGTCTCAACTAAATATTTGCTAGTATCGATTTGGGTTAGTTGCTTATTTGGAACTTGAATTTCTTCGAGTGTAACCGCTGTTGTATTTTGTGATTTAGCTGATATTGATTTATTGACCCACGTTGGAGATGAGGCACCGTTAGTCTGAAGAACTTGCCCTGATGTACCTGCTGATACAATTTCAAATGAATCAGCATCAACCCAAACAACACCACCATTAGAAGCCGTTAACGCTTTATTTGTTCCACCGTTTGCTAAGGAGTAGGGTGTTGATGGAGAGGCTGAAACTTCTACCCAGCGTGAGGCTGCTAGATCGGTTGCAAATGTCCCTGATGTGTGGGCAATTAAACATCTGTAAAGCCTATCTGATTCAATGACAACATCGTTAATGATGAAAGGTGTTGCTGTAGTCCATAAAGATACGCCACCAGCTCCACCAGCATCTTTCCAAATAGACCCGTCATAGATGTTAAGCTTTAAAGATGTTGAATTGTAAACACAATCGCCCTGTGATGCTGTAAAGGCATCCCGTTGAGTCTGATTCATAACGGGGCAAGGGGTTGACCCGTTGATTGTAGACGATGCAACAAGCTTGCCTGTGAATGTCTTTGTTCCACTTATAGACTGGTTAGTTGTTAGCTTAACAACGTCAGAGTCATTTGCTTTGCCAGATAAAAGATTTGAAATAGTATCTGTTAAACCATCAAGATAACTTATCTCTGTGTCAGTGACGGTTGCTGATGATTTGACTTGCCCTGTTGCGTCCAAAATAAGTGCTTTGCTGACTGACTCTTTGGGTAGCTTTAATTGGTTTGTGTTAAGCTTATCTATGGTTTGCTGAGGATATGCTGATGCAACATAGAATAAAAAGAAAATAACTAATAATTTCATGCTGAAACCTTCACGATGTATAGCTTAATTTTTGATGATGTATGTCCAGGTTGATTTCCCGATGAGTAACTTACCTGACCTGTCGACGCATTGATCGATAGCGTGATATTTTGAGGAACAACCAAAGAATCATCAATAATTTGATCACCTTGATAATTACCAAAAGAAAGACTCCACGTACCATTAAATGCAGCAATAAATGATCCAACTTGCCTGTAAGTAGCTGACCCAATTCTTTCAACTTCATAGTTAAAGAATACTGACTTATATATGGAACTATCAAACAATAAACCAACAATGTTGGTAACGGCTTGATTGTTTAATAAAACGTAATTTTCTTGATTTGCGCCTGAAATAACTGGTGCAGATGCACTAGTAAATGAATCGGCAAATGAAACAATTCTTGTCACAACTCCCCTCTTTTATAAACTTTCAATCTTATAGCTAGCGGGTTTTCATCGTCCGTTAATGGTACGTAATCTAGTTTATTATTTAAATCTTCATGTTGTCTAATTATTGCTAAGAAACTGACTGAAGTTGGTGCATATCCGCTTGCCGTAATTTTAACGGTATATGTGCCCCTATCAAGCTGAATTGGGCTTGTTGGCACCACAGGATAAAACACATGAGCATAGTTATTGCTTGTTGGAATAGATGCTTTTATGTCTGACGATGTAAATGATTGTGAAAATAACTCTGAAACACCACTCATAATCTTAAGAGCAAATGTACCAGATGGAGAGTTATGCATATATATGTAGGGAATAATTGCCCCTATAGAGTACCTTTCTTCCCCGGATAGCTTTATTTCTTGCGATAACTCAGTGACGAGGGTTTCAATAACAAGAGTGGTCACGTTGCTTCTTCCATTGATAAAGACACAGAATACCTTCCAAATGATGTATTTGTAATGGTTGGAACTGAATTAAGGTAAACCATGCCAGAAAAGCGTCTATGATCATTAACCATTGTATCATCACCAATAGTGACAAAGAATGGTTTAGTGGTTCCCTTGTCATCATATAAAGAAAAAAGCTGATCTAGTTGATCTTTATTAAGAAGAGTTAGCGATATGTTTAAAAGTTTTTGCCTACCGATAATATCGATAAACTTTTGTCCGTACCTATTTTCTTTTACGGTTGAAATGTCTTTGTTTTGGTAGGACCAACTAAAATTTGGACCTCTGCCCAGATCGATGTGTTTACCTAGAAACACCTTGCTTAACTCACAATAGCCTAATGCTGACGTAAGATTAAGCCTAGCAAACCTGTAGTCTTGTTGTGTAAATATCTTATAACCAAGACCGTGAACAGTACTGAAGGTAAGAGAGTCTGTGTATGCTGGTGTTGTGAAGTTACTTGTGGCATTTAGGTTAAAGGATAAGGTTGAGATACCAAAACCGTTTCTAGGGTTATCTACAATAAATATTGAATCGATCTGTGAGGTTTCCTGGAAGTCTAAAATAATTGTTGATGTGTTTGATGTTGTTCTAAAAACTTTAGACCGTCTTGCGTCTTGTAGATTTGACGCAGGAAAGTTTAAATTTTCTGTACTAGGCGTAAATGTAGCCTGATCAATTAAATTACCAGAAAAGAACTTTAAGCAACTCATGTGGCAAGCCTTGCACCAGATTTAATTTGGTTGTTGATAACTCTGATTATTTCCCGACCGTCGATATTAATGACAACATCACCACCACCCAAGCCGCCATTGTTAATGGCTGAAAAGAGGCTTTCCTGCTGATTTGCATTAAGCACCATTTCACCATCCCTCACGCTTACCATGCGATTATCTCCACCCATTGACGCGCCAATGACACCACCAGTAGCAAGACCTTGAACCCCGGCAATTCTTGCCCCTTGAACTGCCATGGCAGCAGCTGCAATACCACCAAGAATTGCACCAAGAACAGGACCACCAGTCTGAGTACCAAATTCAAAAGACTGCATAACAGCTTTAGGAGTTCTAATTGCTAACTCAGTAAGGGCAGCGGCTTTACCAATAGCAGCAAGTTCTTTGTTGCCAGATGTAGCAAGTGTGGCGGCTGTAGAAAAAAACGCTTGTTGATTATCAAGATCATTTTTTCTTATTTCAGCAGCACCCTTATTCTTAATGTTAATGTCTCTTAATTCTTTATCTTGTATAGCTTTCTTTTTCGCTAAATCAATCTCATCCTGTGTCTTTAAAAAGTTAGCATTTCTTAAAGCCGCTTGATAAATTATTTCAGATTTCTGAAGTTCAAAAGCTGTTAACTTCTCAATGTCAGAAGTGGTCTTAGCTGAAAACCTTGCATCCTCATCTATTTGGTTTTGGAGTGCTAACTGTTGTTTAGCAATAATAAAATTCTGTTCTGATTCAAAAAGCTGCGTTTGCAAAGCTTGAACTCTTAAAAGTTCTTCGTCATCTAAGCCAGAAATAGGGGGAGCTGGGTTATTCTTTAAATCTTGTTGTTTTGTTTTAACGTCATTATAGAATAAATTAAAGTTATTTTTAGCGTCTGCAATTTCTAAAGAAATCTTTGAAAGAAATGTTTCACCACTTGCTGCGTCTTTAATGTCTGTTAAACTTCCCTGAACTGTATTAGCAAGAGATTGAAAGTCAGCATTAGACCTGTCAGCAGCTTCTTTAAAAGCATCACCTATGCCTGGTATAATTGAAACAAGATTTAAAACAGCAGCAGCAGGGGCAAGAATTGCAGCTTGTATAGTAGCAAAAGAACCAGTGACAACGCCTGTTAAGATGTTAAAAACTCTTATAACTGCATCAACTGATAGAACAATTGCGTTAGCACCATCAAAAAGAATATTAAAAAAACTAGCAATGAAGTCAGAGTTGGCATTTCCAAATGCAGAACTAACAGCAGTAGAAAGTGAAAGTATTACAGTATTAAGTGTTTTAAAGGCTGCAATTACAGCAGGGTTTTTAATAATTACATCACCAATACTTTCCTGAAGCTGGTTAAAGACGTTTGAAAGTTGAGCAAATGCACCAGAAAAAGTTCCAACCTGAGCTTGTGCTGCTCCACTAAATCTTGATTCTAGTGTAGTAAGAATGTTTGCAAATGTTTCTGCATTTGTTTTGCCCTTAACAAATTCTATTCCTAGCTTTTGAAGTGCAACTGTATTGCCTTCTGATGCCTTACCTAAAATTGTTGAGGCTGAATCAAGGTCAATTCCTAGAGCGGCTGACAAATCTATTGCTGCTTTAGTTGCTCTTTGCAAACCTTCCGCATCAAGTCTACCCAATGCTTGAATGTATGCAGCGGTAGAAATGACTGCATCATCTTCAATTGCTGTAGTTCTTTGAATCTCAGCAGCAAAATCTTGAAAGCTTTGAACATTTTCTTCTGTGAGTATTCCCGTTTGGGATAGTGCAATGCTTAATCTGTTTAAAGCATCTTGAGATTCTGAAGCAGCTTTTACTGAATCACCAACAAAGTTAGAAAGATTTCTAAACCCGTCAGTTACTAGCTTAATACCACCAATTGCAGCAGCGGATGCAAAAGTACCTAGTGCAACATTTAAAGCTGACCCTAGTGATTTTGCCTTCTTTTCATTTTGTTCAAGAACAACACCTAGCTTATCCTCTATGACTTTGAGTCGAAACTCTATGTTCTCCGCCATTTTCAATCCCTTCTTTAATCCATGAAAAGATCATCTGCTTATCGAAATCTATTTCTGAGTGATGTATGTTTAAACCAAGATCAACCATTGTTTTAAACTCAATATAATCATGAATATCACTCACAACATTTATCAACTCAGATGCTTTTTCAATCCCAACTAAGTCATCTAACTCTTTACGCTTTAGGTTATTCCTGACAGCGCTTAGCGCATCAGGGATTAAGCTTTTTTTGAGAAAGCAACCACCAGCTTGTTTAGAATTTGATCAGCTATAATTGAAATAGGCAGTGTCATTTCTTCGCCAAAATTGTTCAGCTCATCAAAATTTGTAATGCCTTCCATCTCACTATAATCTAAAAGTGGTCCAATTTTTTCCATGATAGAAATCTTTGCACCAACCGGGTCTTCTAGTCTAAAAAACTCTTTAGCCTCTTTTAAAAGCTTCATGTTTTCAATGACTGTGGGGTTTCTGTATTTAAGAACCCCTTTCGGGGTTTCAATTCTATTCAATCAATACCTCTTAAACAAAGTTCAAATAAACGTCTTTACCTGTTGTAGTAACATACCCGTTAAGTGAGATGTTAACCTGGATAAATGAATCGCCTGAAGTTGTGTATTTTGAAACTGTACAGTTCTGAATATAAGCGTTGAAGCACTTGCCCGGTACCCAGTTTCCACCAGATTTTGGACCGCAGTTCATCATTGCTGAGATACCAGAATTTTTAAGAAGGGCATCAAGTAAAGCAACATCATGCTTTTTAAGAACAGCAGAAACTTCCATTGTTGCAGTTCTGGCAGTAGGTACTTTTTCAAGAACGCCTGACTCTTCACAAATACAATCAACATCTTCAACAGTTTTAGAAACCGTAAGAGAAACCGATTGAGCACAAAAGCAAATATTATCTGTCTGGTTTCCAATAAATAATTCAGCACCTTTAACAATAATATTATCAGCAGAATCATATGAAGGCGTTAATGTTGCAGCGTATGATTGTTCATTATCAGAGGCATAGCTTAATGAACCAGTCTTGTTTGCAGCAACTGAAAATCCAATCTTATCACCAATTGTATTGGCAGCATTTGCACCAGTATTGAAAAGAAGAGAAAGAAGGGTAGCTGTACCTGCGCCAATTGTGAACTTACCAGTTGAAGAAGAAAATACAACTGTAAATGCTTTGCTTGATACTGCGTTCATTGCAGCCGCTAAAGCATCTGCAACTTCAACAGGAGTCTTGTAAATTGCAGGTGAAACAATTGCAGCGTATGTGCCTGTATTGTCCGTAAAATCTAAATAAGTATCTGTTGCAGTGATTTCAATTGGGTTATAAAGATATTTAGTCCCCTCAAAAGAAAATTCTACCTCAGCAAAACCGTTAGCGTCCATCTTGATAGAAGCTTCAGTAACAGTGTTACCAGCAGATGCTTCAACTGCAAAACCATTTCCAAGATATTTCGTTGTTGAAAATGTAGGGTGTCCACTAGCTTGTGGCAAGTAAGTCACTGCCTTGCCTAGTGTTGTACCAGCAGCAGGAGCAGAATCAAGAGCAAAAGCAAGAGTCAGATCATTACCTGCAATTGATTTTACGTTAGCAATTTTGTATCCATTGCCTTTCTTAACTAAGAGCGCCTGACCTTGAACAAAGTCAGAACCAGATGTAACTTTGATGACTGTTGTAGTTGATGATGCAAGAGCAGTTTTTTCAACTGCAATGATATTCTTTGAACCCATAACAGATTCGTAAAGAACACCAACCTCAGTTTCAACGCCTTCAACACCTGAGTGCTTAAGGTAAACAGAATGCTTACCAGAAAGCTTTTCTTTCCCAACTGCTGACTTTGACGCACCAATATCGTTAAGAACCTCATCAGATTCAAGCTGTTCAGGTTCAAATGAAATTTCATTTCCCGGTCTTAGTGGAACAAATTGCGCGCCTAGTGTTGGCTTAACATAAGTCCCTGTAGTTGTTTCTTTTGCTAAGGCAAAAACTGAAGCTCTTTGTAATGCAACCGCCATATGTACTCCTAATTAATTAACTCACTGATTAATATGTTAAATGTAACTTCTCCAAAAAGATAGCGTTTCTCTCCACTTGTTAACTCTTCAATACCCGATATGTTTGTTATCTCAATTCTATCAACATTATTAGACTGGTTTATTTCTGATGGTGAAAACAAGATACTGGCAAGTGTTTGCTGATCTTCTAAAATAAGAGATGTAACTGAATCAAAACCATCCTCTTTGCCTGATAATGAAACAAATTGACGCACCAATACAACAGAAAACGATCTGCTTAATGAGAGATTGCAAAACTCAATATCTTCTCTGTTAGCCTCAAGGACCTTTATACCAAATGCGTCCTTTCTTACTATCTCAGGGTTTTCAGCAATTTCATAAGGGTTGTGGAGTCTGGTCTTTGCAGGGAAAGCAGATGTAATTGAAGAGATTAATGCTGAATAAACTGTTGAAATCTTACTCATCGGGATAACCACCCCTCAGAATACCTAACGTCTACAGCATCAACAATGCCATTGTTATTTGTGTCCACTGAGTATTTTGAAAGGTCAATTCTTCTTAAGTATTCTTCTTTTGCGTGTTGTCTTTGTTCGTTGTAGTCAGAACCAAAAGCATTAAAAATGATTTCCGCCACTTTTGCGACACTGGCGGGAAGTAAAATATCTCTTTCAAGAATTTGTTCTTTGCCTACAATAATGTTTTTTTTCTTCATATCCTGAACAATTAATTCACCTGCCTTAATGTGCTGTTCTTCCCATGTTGTTTTCCCAGCCTCAAAGCTTGTCAGGAAAGTTGCATCATTAAAGATTGGATACTCTGAATATAGGTCTTCATCTTCTGAAAACTTATTACCGATCCATTGGAGTTCGATGTTGTTTCTTAGGGTAACTGATACTGTTATCTTCATCCAATACTTGTCGTATACAGTGATGCTTTCAAGATCAGTAATTGATTGACCGCTTGCGTTGGTGCTTTCCATTAACCACTGCTCATCACGATCCGGGGTAAACTCAATAAACCCAGACTGAGAAAAGGCAAATGTATAGTCGTTTAAGTTAACGGAGTTGATCCAATTCGTTCCATCCCAGTATTCTATTTTTATAACTGAGTTGATGTTGTTAACAACTGAACCCATTTTTATGTAAAGATGATTTAAAGGGAAATCAGAACCAATATATATGGCATCCGTTGTTGCCATGGACATTAAATAAGTATCAGATTTATACTTGTTAATCTGTTTAGTTATTTCTATTAAATTTGATGATTCTTTAAAAAATATTCTCATGATTCGCCTTAAACCACTGCTGGTATTAAATTAGTATTTTTCTGAATCTCACTAGATTTTACATTTAAATTATCTTTAATCAACTTGCCAAAACTTCCAGACGTTGAAAATTCTGGGTTTGTAAGTAACTCCGTTAAAATCTCCGTTACAATTTCGGTCGCTGTCTTGTAGTAAGTTCCAACCGAGTTATCATTTGGAACACCGGCTATAACGTCCGATTGGATTGGAACGATCAGAGAACCAACAGAGCCTATTCCGTATGTAACTCCGTTTCTTACGTTTGTCTGAATAGGGTTATTAGAAGGGTAATTTGTAGAATAAATTTTTTTGTAAGTATCCGTTTCGTTTTCTGTTCTAAAAGACCAAACAGCCTGAGATGAAGCATAGATAGCAGTATTAGTTGATTCGATAGCGTTGTAGTTGAAGCTGTTTATTACAGGAGTGCTAACTATAACCTTACCAGCCGTATCAATTGCATGGAAACTATCTGAAGCCGTGACTGTTCCGATGCAGGTAGTTTGTCCGTTTCCAGTGGTTATAAATCCAGGTGCTAAACCAGCTGTGACATTTCCTGTGATATTGGTAGTACCAGCTGCTGAATTAGAAATCGCATACCCTGTGATAGTATTCCCGCCAGTTACATTCCCAGTTACATTTAAGGTAGTTGATAAAGTATTTCTAACTGCTGGGCTAGTCCTACCTAATAGATTGCCGTTAAAAGTTAGGGACCCTCCACCTACGTTATTCACGGCATATCCAGTGGCATTAGTTCCGCCAATTATATCCCCGTTAAAAGTAATAATTGATCCGCCCTGAATGTAAACGCCAAAGCCGTTAGCAGAAAAACCGCCAGTGATTTTAGAATTTATCGTCAAATTAGAATAACCGCCATTCAGATTAATCAAGCCAAAAGCACCACCACCAGCAAAAAATTCAGTTAATATTCCACCACCTGTACAGGTAATCGAAGTGCAAGCAAAAGTGGGTTGATAGTAACCGCCTCCAGTAGAAAATAATGAAGCTACATTTATGGGAACATTGACTGATATAGCTGCACCCGATGCGTTAACATCATCTCCGGGACCGGGAATTATTCCGCCACTCCAAGTAGAAGGGGAAGTCCACAAGCCCGATGCTATTGCTACACGAGTCGCCATTAGACAGCCGCTGGTATGAGGTCAGTGTTCTTTTTTATGTCGCTTGATTTAACATCAAGGTTATCTTTCACTAATTTCCCAAAACTAGATGCTGTAGAAAAATCAGGATGAGACAAAAGCTTTGTGAAAAGTTCTGTTGAAATAGCAGCAGGAGTATTTGTGTACGTACCTACTGTCGCATCAGTTGGAACACCTGACACCACATTGCTAGGAGATGGAACAATTAAAGTACCAGTCAGTTCATTTGAAGCACCATAGGCAACACCGCTTCGGACATCTGTCGTAGTAGGATTGCCCAGAGCAACACCAGCACTATAAAGTACTTTGTTAGCTCCAAACTCGTCTTTGAAGGTCCAAGTAACATTTGAGGCTGCGTAAAATCTTGTTGATAAAGCGTTTACAGCGTTGGCTGTTGCTGAGTTTACGCAAGGAGATGTTAAAGTCACTGTACCAGAACTTGCAATCCCAGCGAGAACACCAGCGGTCACAGTACCAATTACTGTTATAGGAGAAGTCGTGTTTACTGTACTTATTCCCGGAGCTGCTGTTGCTGTCACGTTACCAGTCACGTTAACTTGAGAGGAGGCTACGACAGAGACACCTACCGCAGCAGCAACGTTACCTCCAGTAATGTTACCCGTTACATTTACAGTACAGGCTGTAGTGTTTCTTACCACAATTGCACCAGCTCCTGTGATGTTTCCAGTGATTGTTATAATATTTGATCCTGCTAAATTGTTGATACCATACGACGAAGATGAGGTGCCGGATACAACGTTTCCAATTACGGTTAAATTTGCACCGATTGAACCAGCAGGGATAAGTACGGCTGCAAACCCTGTTCCGGTACCCCCTGAAACAAGACCGTTTATTGTTGTATGTCCGCCTACCCCGTTCAAGGCTACTGTTCCAATTGTTGTTATCCCTGAAACAATACCTGCACCTGTAGCAGTAATGACGTACCCTGGTACTAGAGTTTGAAAAAGACCACCAACAACCGCTGGAGCTTGAGCTGTGTTTCTTAAGGACAATACAGTTACGTTTTGGTTAATAGTAACCGTGAAACCGTTTGCATGGACATCATCTGCCACAGTAGGCAAAGTTCCACCGTTCCATATTGCTGTATTTGACCAGTTGCCTGAAGCAACCGCATATCTTAACGCCATACTAGAGCCCCTTAGATAGAATAAACTCCTGGATTTTTCCCATGATACCCGACACAACATTTCCTAAATCAGCATCGCCCTGAGCAATGTTTTGAAATACATCACCATAGGCGACAGCCTTTGTATCTGATTCACAGAACTCAAGGTTTCCATCTTCAAGAACTCTGTAAGGGGTAAGTCTTAAAGCCACACTCCCGCCAATGTCATTGCCTTGAATGTTTGGAGATACTGCTAAATTGACCGTGAAATATGGATAAGAAATTCCGTCTTTAATGATTGGTGTTGTTGCTGAGATAGCCATGGTAATTCCTTATGTGTATGCAATCGAGGTTAAAACACCCGAAGTATAAGTTAATGTTTTGGTTAGTTGTATTGATAAAGGAGTAGACCCACTAAGAACTACTGAGGTTAATAAGCCGCTTGTGTAGTTAAGAGTTTTCGTGATTGTTCCTACCGAGGGAACTGTATAAACAATTGAAGTCAATGTCCCTGAAGTGTAATTTAAAGCGTAGTTGTATTGCTTCAAATTCTTGGAGACTGTTTCAAAAGTTATGCCTAGTAAACCAAACCGCTCTTTGTCTATAAAGCAATTATCCCAGTCTAAGACAAGTATTCCACCCTTATCCAATAAGTTTCTTGCTTCATAATTTAAAGAGTTTTTTGTTGCTGAATCTACGAAATTTCTAAGCTCAACATCGTAGTTTGGTGAGTCATCGTAAAGAATCCCTTTCGTCGCAACACTTAACCAATTTAACCCTGATGCGCCTAGCGTGTAAGCAATATTTGAATCAGGATTTATAGGATTATTTACAGCCGTCCCGCCTAAATTGGAAAGCGTATCATTCGCAGGTGTAAAACCTAAAGCATCTTGTTTACCATTCCATGTAGCTTTTTCTGCATCTGTGGTAAATCTATTTGAAGCGTCTTGAACAATTGTTCCCGGTCCTTGCGTGCCAGTATGGTTTGTTCTGTTTAGCAAAAAAGCATCTGTCTGGTTGGCAGTTGCTCCTGATGCTATTCCTGCAAGTTTAGTTTTTTCTGTTGAAGTGTAGTCTTCTGTTGAAAGACCTTTACCCACAACTTTATCAACTTTTAAATCAAGTGCTGTTTGAGTTGCGGTTGAGATTGGTTTGTTTGCATCAGAAGTATTATTTACTGACCCTAAACCAACATCAGAGCTTGTTAAAGTGTGGTTCTTCCAAAGACTTGATGCCGATTCATATCTTAAATATTGATTGTTAGCTATGCCATTGATTAAAACATTATGTAATTCTTCTAACTTTTGCCCATTTTGAATGTTGATTTCAATTGTTCCCTGAGTCGGATTTGACCTTGTACATACACCAATAAAAACTGAATGATCTGGTGCAACTGGTTCAGTGTTTGTCATTCCACCTGCAACAGTCGGCGACAACCAAAGAGGTATACCAACTGTAAAAGCAGATGTATCTAGTGATTCTATTAACCCAATGACTACAATTTCTCCATTTGAATTGTTTGGGATAGCAACAGAAGTTAGACCCACTGTTCTGCTAGAAGAAGCCTCAGTGTTGGCTTGAGCTAGTGCTATGGTTGGCAAGTTACCTGATGAACCATTGAAATAAACAACTGAACCTTTTGGAATAGTTGCGCCTGTTACGTTTCTTGCGGTTGTTGATAATTTATTAGTTGAAGACGATGCTAACAGTTGCCAGTAAGCCGTATTAGTTGGGTCATTGCCTGTCGTCGCTAGAATACAGATGTATGATGAGTTTCCAAATGAGACTGAATCCCCTGGACCATATGATGTGGCGTTATTGTAAACACCAGTAGGATTAATATTTGTATTAATTTGAATAGGGTTAAGAAGCTGAACAACTTTAAAGTCAGACATAAGTTAAACTCGCTCTGTTGTCCCATACCTGATTAAACGTTTCCGATGCTGCTTTAATTACAACACCACTAGAAAGATCAATTTTTTTAATCTTCCACTTAGCCTCTGATGTCAAAGCACCAAAAAGACCTTCGCCTAAATATATGATTGTTGCACTTGCTTGATCTACAATTAAACCACTGGCATCGTCTTCTGTGGTAACTGCAATCTTAGATTTATCGTTTGGTGCTTGCCGATATGAATCAAACTTTCTGTCTTGTATTGAACTCTTCATCACTCAGCCTCTTGTATTCTTTTGCAAGCATAGACTCAGCATCAATTTCGAACCATGCAAACCAGCTTGATCCATCATGGGTTATAATGTAATCGTGATACATACCCATTTTAATACTATTTTTTAACATCAATATCTTAAGGTTCTCGGGAGACTTTGCCTTGAGATAATCTTTTACATGCGTTGGTTTTTTAGTCATAAAAAAAGGGTACTCATTTCTGAGTACCCCGTCAAAAACTTAATTAGTCGTTAAGACCTACGATAAGTGGAGACTTACCAGCAGCAACACCTTTCTGTCCAAGCTGCATACCCTTGAATCCGCAAATCATGTCGATTGCAGCTTTCTTAGCACCAACACCGTAACCGATTTCAGCTTGTTCACCGTAAGAAGCATTCTTTTGGAATGCGTATGCTACAGCAGATTTCTCAGCCATAAACAATTCTTTACCAGCAAGACCGTTATGCATAACAACTGGTGAACCTAAGATTGTTCCAATTACACCAGATGGGAGAGTTGCCTGACCGAACTGGTATTGGTTTTTAAATTCAGCAAGTCCAAAGATAGCAGCTTTTTGCTGTGGAGATACGATGAAAACAGTGTCTTCCATAGCAGCATCTTTCTCTTCAAGATACTTAACCATAGCTAGAATGTTAGCATAAGTTACGTCAGCATCAGTTCCCACGTTAAGGAACGAAGAACAGGCTGTACGCATTTCTGCAATGATAAGCTCATCAACTTTTCTGCTTTGAGCAGCAGCTGCACGTCTTGCAAATTCAAGTTCAGCAGGAATGTTTGACTGAAGTGCAGTCATTGAATCAATGATCCAAGAAACATAGAGGTTTTGGTCAAGAGTTAAAACATCGTTTGAAGATGTTAACTGTGAAGCATCTCCATAAGCACCCTCAGCACGATCAACAACAGTAAAGCTAGAAAGCTTAGGTACTGCAATAGAAAGTGAACCCGGGTTAGCGAGGACAGAAAGGTCAGTGAAAAAAGGTGTAAGTTTAGCTTTGAAAGCTAGTTCTTTTTGAACTAAAGCAGCAATGAGAGCTTGCTTTGTTCCACCAATTTCCGTTGAACCTGTAATTAGATCAGCCATGATATTCTCCTGTTATTATTTAAGATTTCCGTTTTTATGTTGTTCCAAAATGTATTCCCTAAGTTCGGCTGGTGTCATCTTTTCAACTGGTTTGGTTCCAAACACAGCAGATTTAGCAGCTTCGTTAGGCATTCTTGCACTTCCACTAAATTCAACTAGTGAAGAGTGTTCTTTAACAAATTGAGACACAACGCTTTTAGCTGAGTCTTGATCAATCTGTTTAGTTTCTGGGTTAATCACAATCTTATCGAAGTCGATAAAAGTTGCATAATCCCTGTTCTTGAGTCTTCCACCTAAATGCTTCTCAAATTCCTGATACTTCATTCCGTTTACAATTTGCTCTTGCTGTTCCTTAAATGCTTTCTCAAGATGGTCTGCCTGTGCTGATTTTGCTTCAGCTAAAGCCTTCCACTCGTTTTGCTCTTTAAGTTTCTGCTCATGACTCTTACTTTTCTCTTCTTCGTAAAGCTTGACCTGATCTTTCAGTTTCTTAGCTTCAGCAAGAACTCGACGATAAGTGTCATACGCAACTTTGTCATTAGAATTTTGCTCGGGTTGTCCACTGGACTCTTGAGTTGAGGCACTGCCTACATTTTGATCGCTCATGTTAATCTTTCTCCTTAATAATTTACTTGTCAAATTATTTATGACAAGCGTGCTAACTCTTCATTGATTAGTTGTGTTGCGAGGTCAATTACCTCTTGCTTCTCATCTGGTGAAAGCTTTAAAAACTCTCTACCAGCATCTTCCACGTATTGCCTGACTTGATTATTGTTTAAGCCCGATCTTTTGCCAGATAATTCTTTTCTTCTATTAGTTGGCTTAATGTCTATTGTTACCTTTCCACCACCAGCCCGACCTCTTAAAGCATCAAGCATTTGCCCGGTAGCTGTAAGGTTAGATTTACTTGGGTCTGTGTCTGGATGTAGTTCTGGTTTTTTATTTGGTTTATATGAAACTATTTTTCTTCCATCGCCCTTACCAATAGTAAAGAAAGCTAACTCACCTGCTCTTTGTTTCTTGTATGATTCAGATAATGGTTTGAGTGGTCCATCAGTTCCATCACCTTCTTCCCTAGTTCTTAGCTTAATGTAGTCTACTAAGTTTTGGGCAAGCTTTAGGGCAACTTTCTGTTGAATGATTCTTAGTCTACCTGAGTACTTAGCTTTAAATTGTCTTATCTTTTCTTCAGGTGTCATCTAGCAAATCCAATGCAAGCTCTCTTGCTAGTGCATTTAATTCTTCAGCAGTAACAGGACCTAACTCCGCATCGTCTTGATAAGAATCAATAAGAGTGTCCAAAGTGGAAGAATCAATACCCAGAAAATCACGCGCTCTTTTTGGGTTTGGTTCGCCCCCATAAGAACCGATTCTGTTTCCTTCAACTTTACCTGCAAGCTCATCAGAAGGTTTTTTATAACCAATAGTAATGAACCCAGAACCATCATTAACAAGCTCCAAAGCCTCAAGCATCTCTCCTGTTAAAATTAGATCAACATCAGAAACACCAACACCTTTAGTGTCAGCATACTTTGCAGTGTACTTAGGAAACTTTTTATCATTCTTATCAAGCCCTGCTGCGCTTCTGTTGATAATATGATTAATTATAACTTCAGCTATCTGCTTTCTTTCTTTAGGCTTTAATGTCTTTGGGAGAATAATTTTTTCCCTTGTCCACTTGTTTGCCATTAAATTAACACCCGACCGTTAAGAGTTTCTAATACTTTTTCATCTTCGTATTCTGGGTGTAACTTTCTTACTGCTTGATCAAGTGTCATTGTTCCAAGCTCAATTTCAGCTTTAATCTCAATGATCTCTTCCATGCGGGTCTTCATCGGAGACGGGTCTTCAAACTCAACCTTAATGTCCAACTCTTCTTCTGGCATTAGTCCAGGAACTTTTGACGGGTTAACCATGCCTGACTTAATCCAGTAGTTGTGAATCTTTGGTAGTTTTAAGTTCCATAATTCTTCTTCATCTTTCTCAAACCATTCCTGATTTTTCTTAATGATTTCGTAAACGTCCATTTCATCAATTACTTTTGCAATGCCAGATGCTGAACTGGTGCCTGACACCTGACCCATAGAACCAACACGTATACCCTTCGTTTCAAGCCATAACGTAAAAATAGTCATTACAAAGTCGATGACCTTTTGCGTATCTGCTTCAGGTTTAATTGTCCCGACTTGTGGAGTTTTGTCCGATTCACGATCTGATTTAAGTGACCAAATCACGTTAGGAGACATCTTGGCGTTCTCAAAGTTAACATCAACACCGTAAAGAATTGAGAAACACTGAAACATTTGGGCACCTGCTGCATCTGATAACATCACAGGTATTGCTTTGCAGATTCTTAGCATATCGGAGTCAAGTACTGGCAAAAGTCTGTTCTTCTGACGCTTGCCGTAAACAAAAGGAATAACACCTATTACGTTAACACCTTCGTTTTGAACTAAGTATTCAGAAGCTTCTGTCCCATTCATATAGAAAGCATCAAACTCTGTGTCTGTGTAAACATGCAGAAGCATAGATCCTTCTGAATCGTTTCTCTTGCCCATAAACTTAACAAAGATTGTCTCTTCTTCAGGATTAACAATAGAGTCAGATATAACAATAAAAGAGTTAAAGGCTAGTTCTCTGATTGCTGGTTTACCATTTTTATCGATGTAAGGTTCCCATGCAAAACCCTTAAAAAGGTTAGCGTATGAATCGGCAATATAAGCAGATTGATCAATATTTAATGCGCTCTCATAGAAGTCAACAAACTCTTGGTTTCTTACTTCCATAGATGTTCTATTAGGTTCTTTTGCGTATGTGTTGGATACCTTATCAATAAATCTTTGAAGAATATTAATAGGCAGTATTCTGTCCCTAATAGCGTGGTAATAGTTTGCAGATAAAGAATCTCTTAAGATTTTATCGATGTAAGGTAGAAGATTGCCTTCATAAATATTTAGGGCTTCATTGTTTGTGTTGATAAAATCAGCATTATCTTTGATGTATTCAATGATTTCTTTTCTTCTTTGTTTTAGCATATATTCCTTAAAGTTGAATTGTCTTAGATTCTAGTTGTGATCTGTATTTATCATAGTCAATTACATACCCAATGGCAGTGGTTACGTGTTGTTGTGGCAGCGAGTCATCCTCAACCAAGTCAGCACCTTTTTTAAAGTTGGTTTGCATAAACCCATCATGCAACCATTCGTCATAGATAAAAAGCCTTGCCTGTTTATTCTCATTCATAAAATGCGAATTTACAATGTTGTGTCTTCTTCTAATTGGTGGGTTGGCAAGTGGAACCCTTAATTCAAAAGACAACGAACGGTTATCTTTGGTTCTGTAATTAGATAAAAATGTTCTGATAATATCATAGTCAGATTTTATCGATCTTGTATCTTTATTCTTACCAGACGCATCACCATAGACAATGATTTTGATACATCTATCAAGAACACCGCTTGATGCTATTTCTTCCATTATGTCAGCAGTTCTTGCCCCGTTGACGTGAAAAGACTTAAAGAAATGGTAAGAATCGCCAACCTTAACACCAACCGCTGCGCTCATAGGTTTGTTGAAACCAATGTTAAAATCATGAGTAATTATCAATTCTCTTACTGGTAAGCTAAACTCTTTCTTATAATTATTTTCCCTATTATAGGCGTAGTAAACTCGATCTTTATTTAAGTCTACCCATTCCCCGTAAATGTATCTTTGCGCTGAAACAGGATCAAGATCATCCTTAAGCTGCTTAATATATACCGGATCAAGAAAGGGATTATCTGTGGTAATTGATTTAAAAACAAACCTAGTGGGCTTTGATTCATCAAAGAAATAGCGATAAACCCAGTGGCTTTGAGAGTCTGGATTTGTGGCAGCAATCAGAACATTTTCTTTTATGTTTGGTATACGTCTAAGCCTTGCTTTTAATGTCATAAAGGCTTCTTTATCTTCTTCTGTATTTTCAGTTAATTCTTCAAACACTAGGAAAGATATTTTTAAGGATCGACCCTTTTTATATCTTTTATCCGACCATGACCTAGAAATTATCTCAGAACCATTTGAGAACTTAACCATGGCGATAGAGTCTCTAAGAAAGTAATCCTTACCATCTTCTAAATCTTCTGATATGTGTTCAATTATTTCTTTGTAAATTGTGCTTTTTAAGTCTGGTAGTGCCTTTCTTGCAAGTAGAACCCTTGCCCCCGGATTAAAAAGGCAATGGCTAACTGCAAGGTGCGCCATTAGAATTGACTTGGCTGACCCGTAAGAGCCACTTAAAAGAATTTCGGGAGTTCCTTTCGAGTAGTCCCAGTCCCTGCGGATTAGGTTAACCACTTTTATCTGGTATGGTATAGCATTAGGATTAAATTTGGTTAAGCTAGTTCCTGAGTGCATCATGAACGTGCTTCCATTCTCTTCCATTTCTTATTGCATTTATTCTTGTTGTAGAAACGCCAAAACAATCTGAAATAGATTTGTTTGTCCATCCATTACCAACACCATTCTTTGAGTTTTTAGGCATCGTAAGAATAGTAAGAACTTTTATCTCATCCAGAACTGATCTTCCATGGGACGAACCTTTGCATGGCTTGGCAAGATTATTAACCCAAGAGTGTTTTGCGTTTTCTGAAAATGTCATTTCTTCTAGGTTTTCAGGACTGTTATTTAATTTGTTTCCATCTTTATGATTGATGGTCATTCCGTCTGTAATTGGTCCATAGTTTAAAAAATATTGATGCCTGTGAATAGACGTATTCTTTCCATTAATTTTAAAAGTCAGATACCCATCTTTGTTTTTCCATGCAGAAACATTGCTACCGTCAGAAAATGTAAATCTCATTCTTTATCAACCGTATATGAAAGTTTTAAACCACTTTTGGCATCTTCTGTTACGTCATGGACGATCGTTTCTTTTGGTTTGCCTAAGATGTAATTACTTACAAAGTTAGCTGCTTGAACATTTCCTAATATTGCTAAATCACACATGGCATAAAATATGTCATCCCATTTCTCATTTAAAATCTGGGTTCCACGATCAAACATTTCCTTTTTGGCTTTAAGGTTGTCAAAATCATTTTTAAATTCAGTTTTTTTTGTACCAGCAGGATTGCCAGATTGTCCTTTTATCCAAGGCATTATATTGCCCCTATATTGCTATAGACCTTGCGTGTCATGAATTAACACTAACCAAACCAACATTCATAAGCCGTTGGTTGATTGCCCATTTCTGAAGTAATTTTGCTATTATTTCTTGTTCATCAGGATTGATTTCAAGCTTTAAAATAATTGAACCATCAACCTTAGTTGATATTCCTGCTATTATTGCTTGGCATACGCCTATTTGATCAGTTTCCATTTACCCACCGAGTAGAATGTTCCGAGTCACTGACTCTTGCTATCAGGCTATGTAATGTTTACATGGTTAGTCAATAGGCTATATTCTATAATAATGAAGAATCTTATTGGGTTTATTCTATCTGTTCCACTTATCTACTCAAACGACTACTTGCTACAGGCAATTTATGCGGATTATAAAGAACCCGAGTCTGTTGAGGTTAGCGAAACATCAGAAGCTGAACATTATTCATGGGAGCTTGGAACCCCTGACAATGAGGCTGAAATTGAAATTATCTATTCTGACGAACCTAGTCCTTGTGAATTAACTTACCGTTAAAAACTTCCCAACCGTTTAAATCCATCCAGCTTCTGACTGAAATAAACTTTTGCATCATGCTTTGGTTGCCTTGATTGTGGAATAAATTATGGCATGGCTGGCATACTGGGATCATGTTCCATGTGGAACTTTCAAACTCAGGAAAAGCTTTTCTTGTATATATGTGATGAAAAGTCACGTAATTGTCCCGAGCTTCATTGCATACAATACAAGCTTGCTCTGATTTAAAGTTCTTCATTATTTATTCTAATAATCAAATATGGTCTGCCTATTGGTGGTCTAATTTCTTCTATGAAGCAGATATTTATTTTACTGAGTTCTTTTATTGCAAAGATTAGTTCGCTAAAATTTTTTAAACCTTTCCATTGTTTCCTGTAAATTTCTCTTATTTTTTGACCATCTGTAACTTGTCCAGATTTTATCTTAACCAACAATGAGACAACACAATCATTGTTAAAAATAAAATTTGCAATAGCTTGGTCAATCCTACTGCTTATCATTTAATAACCTTTATTTAATACAAACACGAAAATTCTTATCATTTAATTGGTTCTATATGTTCGCACTCAGTACACTGCTTAAAGATGCTTTGCGCTAAATACTCCCACTTATGGGCACAGCCAGATGATTCTTCTTCTTTGTTGTTAAATATGCGCTCCCAACCCTCAGCATACTTCTTAGGATCAATCTTGTTGTAAGCTGTTTCCTTAAAAAATTGACTCATAATTCCTCATATTTTTATGTACCTAAACTAGGTATAACGTTTATATTTTTGTGTCGTTCAAAGCTCGCCAAGCCATGACCAGCCGCTTTTTTTATTTTTAACCAGCTAGTCTAAAAACTTCATACAGTCTGGTTAAGTATAATTAAGATTCTTTTCTAACCCGGAACCCGTTGGGCGTTGTTATAAATTCAATTTTGTATCTTTCATGTTTAACAAATTGAAAGTTATCCCAGACGTAGTTCTTGTTATAAACAACACCACTTTGAGTTTCATAATTTCTTTTCTTGTCTCTTTTAAGACGAATTTCATTCTTGGTTTTATCTAGATATATAAGAGGGTATTCTTGCATAAAACTTAGATTGTTTGAGCTTTATCGATCTCAGCCATCAACCCATGCTGATAATCTGCTACCATGGCGTCTATGATCTTAGATCGATCAATCATTAATTCAATACTAAGTCTGTTGACCTGCTTAGGTGGGATTTGCTGCACCCCTCGTTCAATGTTGCTTATAACCTGAGAACCTTTCGGTCCCCAACCCAATCTTTGACTTAATTTTTCTTGTGAAAGTTTGTGAATTTTACGCTGTTCTTTAATTAAAGACGCAAGCTTAATAGCTCTTGAAATCATTTAGTACCCCTTTTTTCTTAAAACATAGCTTATATTTCTTTACGTGTAAAACTATTTATCTTTTACCATGAAAACTATACCTAATCTTTCCCTTGCGTTTTTATGAACCTTTTCTTTTTGTGCTCTTCGAATCTTGTCATCTAGATGTTTTGTCTCAGATAAATATTGAATATTGCAAAATGTTAGAAACTCTTGCATCTTTTCAAGCTCTTTAATCTCTTCTTCAGTAGGTCTATATGCCCTGTTCAAGAACACAACCTGAGCTGTCATACGTGAGTTTTTATATCGACAAAAAAAGCAGCTATTAACTGGCAGTACATTTCAATTTCAGACTCACCCATGCGCTGATCCATTCCACACAAAATCATAAAGTAATGATTTAGTTCATGAATAAGTGTGTCACGCTTTGATTCTTTAGATTGATTCTTTTCAAGATAAATTATTTTTTTATCATAATCACATAAACCAAGACACGGTTCACCCTTATAAACTAAGTTAATTCCTTCAATTATTTTGATCTTTCGACCTAAAAGAGAGATTGTCTTTATTTTTCTCACTTGAAAAATCCTTTTCTCAAATCTTTATCAATTAAGTTCTCTTTTGCTGTGAATGTCTTTGCACAATTTCTGCATCTAAAAATCTGAAACTTTCCTTGTCTGGTAAATCTAAAGCCGTCCTTATGAAAGAGTGTGTTTCCACATGAGCAGATGGTGCTATTGTAGAAAGCTTGGAAATTTATACTAGGTTCCCATGGTGCGAGCTTGTTATAAATCTGTTCCAAAACCTCAACATCCATTTTGTTGTAGTCTTCCATTTCTTGAAAAGCGTCTTGGTTACCCTTTAAACATTGTACCCACATTTCCATACCTAAGAACTTCTTATGTTCTGACTTTTGAGATTCGCACTTAAGATACTCAGCAAGATAACTGAGTTTATTACTCGTAAATGAAAAATGCTTTCTAGCTATTCTCAAGGTATCGATGTGCATAAAGTGATTTAAAGGCTTAAGATCGTGCTTAATGAATCGTGCATTAAGCTTCTTAAAATCGAATTTAATAGCATTATGACCCACTAGTACATCAGCATCAGATAATACTTTATGAATGCTTATAAGTAGGTTTTTGTCATCTTGAACAGGCACTGCTGATCTTTGATCAAAGTAATGATATTCAGACTCACCTTGATACTTGGCAGCAAAAGACAGTATGAACCAATCTTCTACAATTTGATTAAGTCCAATATTTTGATCGAATAAACCCCAATGATAAGATGTTATAGGGGCAGTCTCAATATCATAAAATAAAACTTTAGGTGGTTTTATGACTGGCGATATTGGTTCAGTCACTTGAGAATGTTTATTTGGTTGAAGATCAGCTGCTAAAACAATCTTAGAATACTTGTATTTTGTTATTTGTCTTTTAGAGGCACCAGCATTAACAAATTCAATTTGAGTAGGGGTCCGATTAAGATCAGCTGCAAGCTCTTTAAGTTTAACAACTAGATCATGGAAAGTAACTTTACCCATATTGAAATGGTTACAAGATTATAAAGCTATGTCAAAAATTGTTATTGATTGTTATGGTATAAGCATGTCTTACAAATACTGCCACTTGCTTCTTTATAAAGTTTTATCTTCTTCCGGTTAAGACTAGAAATATTATACATACCACACGCAGTAACTGATCCCTTCCATATATGACAAACCTTGTTGGTTGCTTTTAAATACTTTGCTTCTAATGGATCAACAACTGGTGGGCTAGTCTGAATGTTTGGTCTTAGGTCATGAAAATAAACATTCGATTTACCTAAGTTACAAGTTTCACAAAGAATCTGTAGGTTATTAAAATCTAACTTCAATTCAGGAAACTTAGAAACAGGCTTAATATGATCTACGTGAAGAAGAGTATTTGTAGCAAAACAAGCCATGCATCTTCTTTGGTAATGTATTAATACTCTAAATCTTAATTGTTTCCATTCTCTTGAATCATAAAAGCTATTCATTATGTTCTCCTAAAAAGGTATGTCTGTTGAGGTTATTAATGGTCCATTGATTCCCTTTCCAACTTCTTCTCCTATACCAGCTTTTTCTCCTTTTCCTTCTCTTATTCCTATTCCTATTCCTTGAGAGCTATGTAGGTCCTTGCTAGGGGCTAGGTATGGTGTGTAATCAACTCCCATGTAGCTTAAAGCACGTATAACACCCAGATGAGCTTTGTTTCCCGGGTTCAGCTTTCCATATTGAAACTTTATAAAGCTCTGAATCAAATACGTATCGTTATTGATCTTAGAAATCTTATCGCCCATTGCATCAATGTCACTTATGGATGCTGTGGCTTTGTATATAAAGTTAAAAGTTTCTAGGTTTTCTTTCCATATTCCTGCGTGATTACAATCGTCACACATAAAAAGAAATAACATCTTCGAAGTTGGTGTTAACTTTCTAAACCAGGGATCCTTGTACTTGTCTGAATCAGTGAATCTTTTTGACATATAACCTCCGTTTGTAGGGGCTTTATAGCTTCAATTTAGGGGCTTTAATAGTCATTTGTAACAATTACATAGTCTTATATACTTAACCAATCTTATGCTATACTTAAGATCTACTAAACACAGCGAGGTATTAAATGAATAGTCACTCTAAATTTTCAGTCGATTGGTTTTATTCACATAAATTTATTCTACCGTTTATAGACTTAGCAGTGTTGAAGTGCCCCTATGGAGGTGGTGTAATTATTAATTTTTTAAAAAAGAAATAAGCTAAATGAAACTTTTCATTCTGCTTTTATGCATGTCTTGTGGTAAGTCGCCAGACGGTTTTAAACGATGCTATTCACGCTCTGAAGCTACTAACTACTGTATTGCCACACGTATTGCCCAGACGGGGGAACCAAGCCAACTAGCTAGTATATATTGTGCACCTAGATACCCAGTCGAGGGTTGCTACACTTTGGGGGGTTTATGACTTCTGAAATCTTACATTGTCACAGGTGTGCAGAAGAGTTTGAAATCTATTATTCATTTAGGGATGAATGCCAAGTTGTTTCTGGGCATTGCAAATGCTGTTTACAAAAAAGAAAAGATGAATTAAAAGAGTCAGATACTAAACCGCTCGACAGAGCACTGGAGATATTAAATGAAGAACTTATTTCAAAAAATCAACGATATTCAAAAGTTAGTAAAATCGGTACATAAAGGAACGACTGTTAAGATCACTGAAAGATCTTCATATACTGCCGTTTCACACGATGATGTTACTGCATTACTCCATGACCCCATTGCTAATGCTGGGATAGTTGCAATGCCAAGAATGGAGTCTTGCGAACTTGAAACATTTGAACAATCGAAGACATATCAAGGGCAAGTTCAAGTAACTAGAAACTACTTGGTAAAGGTTTGGGCATCAGTTACATTTTTCAATTCAGACAATATGCTAGAACAATTTCAAACTCAGTGTTTTGCGTATGCAATTGACTCAGGAGATAAAGCCACTGGTAAGGCTTACTCAATGGCTATTAAATACTGTTATTTAAAAACATTTATGCTCGAATCTTTAGATGATGAAGAGTCTAGGGATTTTGAGAGAACCGATAATTTTGCAAATTCAAGACCTGAAATGTTTCAGGCTAAGAAAACTGAATTACCTAAACCCACATTTAGCATCAGCGAGTCTATGCCTAAGAATGTAGCAACATTCCCTGCCAGCGATCCGCAAAAGAACTTATTAAGAAAAATGGGAATTAAATTTGATGACAATATAACCAAAGCTGAAGCTTCTAAACTCATAGAAGAAATCAATAAAAGGAACTAAATGATAGCTGTAAGTAAAGCAACACTTTTAGGTGCTGCATATAATTTAGAAATGAAACAAACAAAGACTGGTAAAGCCATGCTTAAGTTCTCGCTGAGAGTGTGGCGACCGCAGAAGGACGCTAAGGACAAGGTGTCTTTCTTGCCGGTTGTTGCATACGCTTCAAGTGCTGAAATTCTTGGTAAGTACATGGAAGATGGAAAGCTAGTTTACCTTGACTGCCAGATTGACACGTACAAAGATGCGAACGGAAATGATAGGTTTCAATTTATCGTGGAGCAGTTTAGCTTTTTAGGTAACAAGGAAATTGCTTGATAATTGTTTGTGACCTGGAATCAACGGGTCTAAATGTTTTTGATGCTGAAATTATTACAGGATTTTTTTGTCTACTAGATCAAAATTACAACGTGGTCAGTACTAGGTATATACAATGCAACCCTCTAAAGTGGTCCGATGAGGCTGAGAAAGTCCACGGAATAACAAAGAAGCAAGCGTCAAAGTTTAAGAGCTTTAGTGATGTATACCAAAGTTTGATTGATTGGATTGAACTGTCTGGTGCAACTGAGTTTTGGTGTCACTCCAACGTAAAAATGTACGGAAAGATTGTGCCATATGATTACGCAATACTAAGAATGAACATGATGAATGTTTCAGACTCCGGGTATTATGCAGTTAATAAGCTTCGTGCATTTTCTACACACTCTTTAGCAAAAGCACAAAATCACTTTACATTTGAAAGCAATTCACTTGATAATATTTGTAAACAACTTAAGATAGAGCTTAAGCATCACAACGCAGAAAGTGATTGCATGGCTACCGTTGAGATTATTAAACAGCTTCTTCCCCTGACTAACAGAGAAGAACTTTACAACTACGAGAGAGGTATTAATGAGAACACTGAAGGAACTAGCAAAAGAAATCCAAGACAATCCAAGTCAAATCTCGGAACTTTTAACCAGTTTTAGAACTACATCAACAGAAGTGAGAGACTTTCTTTTCTCGCTTAGACAAGTTCCCCCTTACATTGTGCCAGCTCTATTAGAAACATTTGCAATGAAGCATCGTGAGAATGAACCAAAGATCGTCAGAGACTTAATGCACCCGTCTCACATTGGTTCAATTTTTGTCATCATAGAAGATCATTCAGATTGGACTTATGTTGGCGTTTCAACATCTGGCAAACCATTGTGCCGACCATTTAATTCTGAAATTGTTATGGAAATAGACCCGGAAAAAGAGATTAAGTATGTTTTTTAAGATTAAGAATCTGGCATGGATTGCTAACGTAATGCTATTAATTTGGACATTGTGGCACGTTGCTTTCATGCATGGTTATGAAGACGCTGTTAATGATTTGAGCAAAAAGGGTTACCGCTTTGAAGAAACATTCCGAGCTTTTAAATGAATGAACTTCTTACTCTTATTTACCTAATTACAATATTAACTTTTTCAATTGTTGTGGCGTGGCATACGCCTATAGGAATGTGATGAAAATATCCTGTCAAGTTCAAGATGAAAACACTCGTAAAGCTGCATCTATAGTAATGAAACATTTTAAAGATGAGCAATTTATTTCAAGATTGAGAAACGTATCAAACTACAACTACACTGAAGACCTATCTCACATTGTAGCAGAACGTTTACCTACTATTATGAGTTATTTAGAGATTAAAATTGTTCCATACAAGTCTTTTAATCCGTTTAGTAAAGCAATTGGGTATGCTGAAGGAAACACAATATTTGTAAATACTAGAAAACTTCATCTTTCATATATTGATAGAATTGAAAATATTTATCATGAGGCAACGCATTTGTGCGGTTACTCACATGATGGTAATCGAGTCACTCAGTTCAATCTAAGAACTGTCCCCTATCTTTCTGCATCAATTTTTGCTAGATATATACAAGAAATTTACGGTTAAATTAAGAGAGTCAAAGCGCATCCATGCTCAATGACTCTCTCGAACATCTTTGGAGGGGTAGGACACCACCTCTTAATTATCCCAACCAAGGCAGGATTGTGTCAATAACAGAGAAAGTCATTGAAAACCAGATACTTACATATCTAAAATATAAAAAGATTTTCACCTTTAAAAATCAGTCAACTGGCATCTTTGACCCAAAGAAAAAGGTTTTTAGAAAATCAAACAACGTCCACCACATTAATGGAGTTTCTGACATTCTAGGTATAGTTGATGGTAAATTCTTAGCCATAGAAGTTAAAAAACCTTATGTATCAAAGAAAACAAATCAGTTTAAATACCGCACTCAAGAGGAATTAGAAAAGCTTGCCTCTGAAGATCAAATTAATTTTGTAAATCGAGTTAAGTCTTTAGGTGGGATTGCTTTTTTTGCTGACTCTATTGATACAGTTGAAGATCAGCTAATTCTTTTTGGTGTTATAACTTTGGAATAGTTGCCCCAAGCTTTATGATAATCGCTTCATAAAGTTTCATTTTCTTTTTATCGCCCGATGTCTTTGCTTGTAGATAAAGCTGGTGCCAGTGCTCTAATTGCTGCTTTTTGGTTAGAACTTTTTTTGTTTCCATTTAGTATCCTGGCAAGATCATCTTTATGCATTGAATAGAATTGATTAACTTTAGTTTCACAGAAAGATATAAATTCAAAACCACCAGTATTGAGCTTTCTATAAAGCCCGTAGTCTTTGAGTAATGGTTCCCTGTCGCAAAGCTCTTGAGGTATGGGTGTGTTGTTAAGCCATAAATAAGCGTTAACTCTTTCCCTTGTCACGCACCCGGACGTTAGGAATAGAATCACGAACAGTTCCCAACCCAGATGTTTTGCCCGATGTTTGCTCACTTTCAATAGGTCTTTGATCTTGGTTTTCAATACCTTCATCTATTGCTCTTTTAGTTTTTTCTTCAGTCTCTTTCTTCTTATACGCCTGATAAGCAACAGCTAACTCTCCCAACCACTTGTCGATGATTGGGATTGCTTTAGCTAACGCAAGAATCAAAGAGATTGCTTGCATCATTTTGAAATGACTTCTTTTGCTTTTTTAATGATGTTAACAATCAATTGGAAAACTGAGTTTGATTTCACGCTAGGAATAAGTGCAAGCACTTCTGATAATGCCAGCAAGAGACCAATGATGACAACTTTGTTTGCTACGATAACTTCCATATTAACTCCTTAAGGTATGAACACCCTGTTTTTTCTTTTTCTTAAATCTAAATGAACCCAGTTCTTTGTATATTTAGGGTCTTCTAACCAAAGACCGCACTGTTCTAGTAAGTCTAAATGATCAAGCATCTTTGCTGCAAGCATACCGTCAGGGTCATGCAAGTCAATTCCTGCACACACAGTATGGGTACTCATCTTTGCACCACCTATCTTTTTATTGATTGCAGATGGTCTATACCCAGAACTGACTTTTGCGTGAATTTCTAAAGACCCAAACAACCAGTTAACTCTTGATAAAAGATCCGCAGCGTTTTGCGCTTGCATCATATCAAGTGGAAAGTCTTTGTCTCGTTCCATTAAATAATCTTTAAGTGTAATCATTGAAATTATTTATTGATTTGAGACTCAACAAAAACAGAGCACCCAGCTGCTTTAAAGTTAGCTTTCTTGCATCTTGCTGCGTCTTTGTTAGCTTGAATCATATTAAGAACAACCATAATAACTAATACAAATGGCATACAATCTCCTAGCAAGGTTTAACTATTAAGCCTTTAGAGCAATAAACAACTGGTTCAATAACTCTGTCAGTTTCGTATGTCTTAACTTCTTCTGTTGTAACAATAGTTACACCGTCTTCATTAACTGACTCATGCTCAACAACAGTCACTATTTCTTTCTTGATGATTAATTTTTTTACTGAGTCAATTTCATAGAACTCAGGAACGCTGTTTAGAGATTGGTAATAATATAGATCAACATCTAGCCGATCCCATTTCATGCCATTAATTGTTAAGTCAAAAAAAATGTCACCGATCTTATTTGACCAAAAGTTTACAAATGAATCTTTATAAAAAAAACAAAACATTTTGATCCTTATGTAATATTGTTGTATTCTTCTACTATATACATAGACCCAGTAAGTACACCTGAAGGAATCCAAAAAGAATCAGGTGGTTCTGAAAAAGAAGCATGGGTTACACTGTAGTTTGCTGTTGCGGCACATACAACACTAATACTAAAAGCAACGCCTGCTACTGGGATTGCAATTGCAGCGGTTGTGCTTCCAATAAAAGTCCTTGAAATTGTTCCAACTGCCGGACTACCTGTTCCAGTAAATATTGTTCCTGTGGCTGAAACAGACCCAGTTGTAATCTCGATCGTGTGACTTATTAAAACCGAACCAGATAGTGGAGACACCGAAAGACTCGCAATGGAACCAGATACGGAAACTATATTTATTGCAGTAACTCCCAGGCTTACTCCATTCAAAGTAAAGTCAGCTCTTAATGGTTTAACTCTGGCGTATTTACCGGCAGGAATAGTGTAGGATGCAGTTTTGACACTGGTTGAAACTGGCTGAAAATTAAATGGAATTATAAATGGAGCTGACATACTTACTCTCCGTAAACAGTGATAAGAAATTTACTCATCACGCCACTTGTTGGGGTTTGGCTAATATCAAACCTTAAATAATTACCTACTGCAATATTAATCTTAGAAGGGTCTAAAACTTGATTTGTGCTTTTTGCATAATCTGAAACTGAAGCAAATGCAATTGATGGTTTAGTTGTGAAGATTGTCGAGAAAGAAGGACCATCAAGATTGGTTGTGCTTTTCTTAACATCTACTTCAAAAGTTCCTGTTGATGATCCCTTTTCAAAAATCTGCACATAGGCGCTTGTGATAGTGAAAGCATCGTTAGCTTCGTAGTAATAAAGACCCGTAGCTGTAGAAAAAGTTGAACCATTTAGCACATAAAACTTAATGACTGGTATCTTTGGAGTCGATGCCTCTAATGAGTTGATGCGTGTTTCATGGTCACTGAAATTGCCCTGGACTTTGTCCCAAAGCTCTTTCTTAATTGCGCTACCAATTGAAATGGCGGCTGATAAAATTGGATTGAATGCCATGTTTAACCTATCACGTTGTTAAGTAAATTTTCCTCTGAACTAGCATCAGGTGTCAAACTATCGTTGTCACAGATATAACCCCATTGGATTTTTTCGTCTTCAGAAGCTGCTGCATAACTAGATGCAGTATTTGGGGCAATACTAGGGACCCGGTTATAGACGTTTCCAAGGTCGGACAGAGTTACCTCAACGTCATACTGTGACCTTTTGATGCCTGTAATCATTGCATATTTTTTCTTGCTACTTCCACCAAGTCTTTTAAATAGACGATCTAGGCTAAGCATAACCTTGTCGTTAACTTCATTTAAGAAGAAGCTCATCTTACCCTTAACGGTAACCTTAGTAATTGAGAGTTGGTTAAAGAAGGCTAAGCGTTGGGCAATGATTATGGCTTTATCTTCTTCGTATAGGTAAACAGTTTTTTCTAACGTGTTTTTGACACCGATGTACTTATCAGTAAACCCGGATGAAAATTCATAAACTTCATTTGTCCTGCTGCCAGATGATTGGTCAGTAAATGGTCGATAGTTTAAGGTTATGCTGTTGTAAAATGTGCCTGAAGAAGATGCATCAAAAGATATTATGTCATCATCGTAGACGATATTCGCCTGTTCAGGCTTAGTTGAGTTTAAAACTGAGTAGCTAACATTGGTTGAGCTGCTACCGTAAAGGCTACCAAACACACTTTCGTTTATCTTAGTAATAACATCTCTAATAGACTCAGCTTTTGACCCTATATCAGCAGGGGAAACAACTGATAAAATGTAGTCACAATCTGCTTTAGCTTGAACAAAAGAAGCTTCGTTAACTGAAGGGAAAGCAGCATCATTTAAAAGTAAGTCTCTCACAGCGTCTGATGGTGTTTTAATCCATAAACCAGCTCTTTCCATACCTAAGCAGTTGCAAGTTATTAAAGAACTATCAGTTATATAAGCAACGTCTTTATATAGTGCTGGTGTTGTTTCTGTTGACCCGGTAAATGGATACCTAAGAACTATTTCCTGCTCTCTTACATCGATTATTTCATACCAATCAGATTCACCAGACACTATTGAATTTTTTTTAATGTAGTCTCTTGCACTTAAAATTGATCTAAAATCTGCAACGGATGACGTTGTTACCGATCTTGAACCGTTAGTAAATTGCAATGAAACACCAAACAGCTTTTCTTTTGATACATTAAATTCAGCACTAGATGTAAAGATGATTTTTGACTCTGTTGTGTTTTGGTAAGTCCAATCTCTTTCGTAAATCATTTCCTGGAAATCAAAGAATACATTTTGGATAGGTAGCTTTTTAACCGTATCACCTACAACCGGGAGCGGTGTGATTTCTGTTTCTGTGACTAACTCATTTCCAGATATTCTTCTTATGGTGGAAAATTTTCCGTTAATTAAAAGCTTATCACCAGCAAACATATCAAGAGTTGATGCAAGAATGAATCTGTTGTTTGCATTAATTGCCGTTATAGTTGTGGTTGGTTCTCTTAGCTTATGTCCTGCAATATTAAATGTTCTATTGTTCTTGTAGTAGCTTATTTCTGGGATGACATAAAACTGCTCATTTAAAACTGACCCAACTATAGAATCATTTAAAAGTGCAGATGTGTCTGAGTTAATAGAGTCAACTCTTGATTTTATTTCCTGCCCATTAATAATGAGCTTAACAGTATCACCAACTGACAATTGGGTAATAAACTGTGTGCCAATACCCACAAGGCGGTTGTTCTTTTCTTCTAAATTAATAATTGAATAAGCGTTAAAAGAGCTTGTGATGAACTCGCTTAAAGTTAGTTCCGTGTCACTGTCAACGTACTCAATTTTATAGTCTTGGCTTAACGTTCCATTTGTAAACCTAACTTGAGAACCTTGCTGAATTTGTGATTTAAAAGATGTGCCAACACCATAAACCTTATTGTTACCTACCGAAGAGTTCTTTGCAGTAAAAGAAGCAAACGTAACTGATATGTCACTGGTAACTGTCAGAAGTGTATTTGAAGTAATAGAAAAAACGGTATAGGTGTATGTTGCAAGACCATTTGTTATCTTGATTTTTTGGTTAGGTGAAACTGTACTTAAGAAGTTAGTGCCTGACCCGTTGATTGTTCTAGTGCCAGCATTTCCAGACAATGTGCCAGAAATATCATTTGATATATAGGTTGCTTGTGCTGTTCCTGCTAAGTTGGTTAGTGATGTGTCGATGCTAACGATTCCTGTTGCAAGGTATCCATCAAGCAAAAGATCGGTTCCTATGCATTTAACCTGCTTGACTTGTCCATAGATTCTTCTTTTTGGAGTTCCTAATATTGCATCTGAAACATTACCGTCAGCTTGTGAAAATAGCGTATGGGTAAGTTGATCACGTAATCTAAAAATGAAGTCTTTAACTTTAAATGTAATTTTATCAAGTGCAAAATCTTTTGACTCAATAATGCCTTCAAAGATTAGTTTTGCCTCTGTTGTTGCCAGCCCGTTAAACCATGCATAAAACTTTACACTTTTGTTTTCCCAGATGTGGGTGTCATAAAGCTCATCAAAGTAGCCTTGATTTATAAGGTCTATAGAACTAGATGATTCAAGCACAATGCCTGTTGCAAGATCATCAAGCTGCTGCCCAATTGA